GAATATGAGTTCTTGTTCGTTTTCAACTACTTTCAGGCTTTCCCTGAGAGAGTATCAAAGCACTGAAGCGGCGCCGCGCAAATCCCGCCGTCCTGCGTGCGGCCGAATCAGGTAGAAGCTGGCAGGCTACAAAAGGGTGGCGGAGATGGTCTGGTTTGATGAAGGACAACAGGTGCTGCACTGGCGCGCCGGCGCGTGGCATCGCATCGCTTGGCAGGACTGGATGAGCTTTCGCGAACCGGGCGCCTCCTTTACGCCGCTTCCTTACGTGACCGCGGGCGAACACCATTTCGTGGTGTGCATCGTCGAAGACGGCCGCCTCCACAACATCATTCCGCACCGCTACCTGATCGACCACGATGGCTGCATCGCCGATGATCGCTATTTCGGCGTGCTTTCAGACGGCGAGAGCGCGCGTTATCGCGCGCTGAACGGGCGGCACTACGAATACCCGCAAGCTCATCCATTGAACGATGAAGAGCAGCGGGAGTTCGATGCGATCAGAGTTCGCCTGTGGCGCTCTTACTTGCCGCCTGTCGAGGCGGTCCGTGAATTGACGCGCGCGACTGTCGCGCTGCCCGATGAAAACGACGCTGCTTGGAAGGTGCTGGAGGCCTGCGCAATGTCACGCGGTCGATCCGGACTACGCTCCTGATTCGTGCTTCATCCAATCAGCGCCTCAATGTCCACGGGCTTCTGCGTGTTGCGATCTCGCGAACGCAGCCCCATCAGCATCGCGAGCGCCACCGCGCCGTCGATCCGAAATCTCGCCTTGTCTTTGTCGAGCTTGCGGTTGCCTGCCGGGTCCATGGTCGCCACCGCGTTGGCCATGTTCCAGTTCAGGATCGGGTTGCTCGGATGGATCAGTGTTCGCTCGACGATCGCCAGCTCCAACGCGTCGATCGCCGGGCCCATGTCGCGGTAGCCTTGGCCCCAGGGCACCAGCCGCAGGCCGTCGCCGCCTTTCTCGCCGTCCTCATGGGCGTGCAGTCCGATGCGATCGAACTCGCGCAGCAGGTCGTTGATGCGCCAGCGGTCATAGGCCAAGCCCCTGACCTTGTAGCGTTGCTGCAGCTCGGCGATAAACAACGCGATCGCTTCCGGGTCGATGCTCTTGCCTGGGCTGATCTTGAGGTGGCCTTGCTCGGCCCATTCGCGGTAGCGGTGCGAGCCCGAGCCGAAGTCGCGGTTGGCGTGCTCGGTGAGATGCTCGCGCGGCTTCCAGAAATACGGCAGCACGCGGCACGGGTCGCTCGCCGAGCCGACCATCAGCGCGGTGAGATCGACCACGCTCGACAGGTCGAGCGCGAGGTACACTTCCTCGCCAGGCTCGATCGCAACACCGCCCTGGCAGGCCATCCATTCCTGCCGCGAGATCAGCGAGGCGATCGGCGCGACCCGCTGGTTTAAAAACAGGTTGCGGACCTTGGGCTCTTCGGCGGGCAGCCGGATCGCCTTGCGGATCGCGGTCACCAGGTCCTCGCGGTCGCGGAAGCTGTCCAGCGCGGGGTTGGCTTTTTTCCACTCCGCTTCGTCGTCGAGATCGCAATCGTGCGCGGCAGCGTAGAGGTGGCAGACGATCGCCGGGTCGACGCCCGACAACCCGTCGTCGATCAGCTTCGACAGCACGTGCTCGGGGTCGTTGCTCTGCGTTGAGATGGTGATGAACAGCGGCTCCTGCCGCGCGCCGAACGAGGTATCGAGCACGTCGTAGAGATCGCGGTTCTTCGCCTGCGCCAGCTCGTCGTAGATCACCAGGCTCGGCAGATAGCCGTGCTTGGTGCCTGCCTCGGCCGAGACCGCGCGGTAGATCGAGCCGGTCGGCCGCGCCACCATCGTCTTGGTCGACGGCACCACGTCGAGCATCGCGTGCAACTCGGGCTCCAAGTCGACGATCTGCCGCGCGAACTTAAACACGATCGCCGCCTGGTCGCGGTCGTTCGCCGCCGAATAGATTTCGCCATGCAGGATGGCCTCGGGCCCGACCAGGTGCGCGAGCACGATCGCGGCGATCAACGCGGTCTTGCCGTTCTTCCTGGCCATCGACAGGATCGCGCGGCGCACTGCGCGGCGTTGGCGGTTGCCGACGACGATGTGCGGCTCGTAGACGTCGCGGATGAACGCCTTCTGGAAGGCATCCAGCTTGAACAGCTTGCCCTGGTTGGTGCCGCTCGGAATCGTCAAGCGTTCGATGAAGTCGATGACGTTCTTGGCGCGGCGCTTTCCCTCTGCAGTGCGCCTAACGGGCGATGAGTCCGGCAAACTTGCTCTGCGAGTTATCGCCGTTCCCGGCGCTGATGTGGGTGCGCGCTGCCGGCGTCAAGCCGAACTCGGCGGCGAAGCGCACCATGTCGCCGGCATGCTTGCGCGCAATCGAGAGCAGCGGGTTGACGGCAGCGTCGCCATATTTGGTCTTGATGATCTGGCCGTTCATGATCCGATCGTTCGCGGCCATCCGCGCCAGCGACTCGGCGGCCAACCGCCACTGGCCATAGGCGTAGCAATAGGCCGCTAGCGGCGCGCAATCGACCTTGGTCAACAGCCCGAGCCGATGCAGCTCGGTGCCGACCGTCCACCATTCGTCGGCGGCGTAGCCGGTGATGAACGGCGGCGGATCGGGCACCTCGATGGTCTGCTCGGGCTGCGGCTCGTTCGCCGGCAGGCGCTGTTTGCCAGGATTGCCGCGCAACAGTTTCAGCGCCGTCGGCATCGGTCGTTGTCCAGCTTTCATGCAGTCTCCTTCAGTTCGACGGGGTCAGACCGTCTCGCCCGCGAGCGAATTGTTTTCGATCGGGCGCTTAATGCACTTGAGCGGCTTTCGCGCGGAATGTCCGGTCTCGTTGGTTTGCTGTCGTTATTTCCGATGGGAAATTATTTTTTCGATCAGATTTTCGATGGTCGGGCACTAAAATTGGAGCGCCGCCGCGCTCCGGGTCCTGCCGCTTTCGTTTTTTCCGAAGCGCCCCCCGGCCCATAGCGGGGACGTCCCCCTGGGACCGGCCCGAAGTCCCGCCGACATTTGGCCTCGGCGGCGAGGACAAGGGCTTCCACGTCGCCGAATATTGCTTGAAACCCGAAACGAACACCGACGACAAGTGCTGGTGGATTCAAGCGACAGCTACGGCGAATCCGCAGGTCGAGCGGGCCGATTAGGGCGCGTACCCAATAAATCGAGCTTGATTGCTACTGGATACCCGATATGCGGCGACAGCGGACCAAATTCCACATCGCAGCGAAACGACGCTAGGGCCACTGGCACACACGCCGGATGTCATTTCAAGCAACCTTCCTGACGTGATGTCGGAGTGACATCACGCGCATTTCTTACAGTTGCAATCGTTTTTCTCCGGATTGAGACCGCCCGGTAACGGGACCCGATCAGTTTTCGAACCCCCTAACACCTATAGGAGGTTCCAATGACGGTCCTTCCGACCGAAGTGTTGATGCAGCGCGCACAATCCCGGCCTGAAAGCACAGCTTTCGTCTTTCAAGAAAACGTGTGGACATATCAGAAGCTTGCTCAGGAATCCGAGCGTGTCGCGCGAGGCCTTGCGGCGGGCGGCGTCAAAGCCGGCGATCGCGTCGTGCTGCATATGATGAACCGGCCCGAAATGCTCGTTGCCTATTATGCGTGTTTCAGGTTGGGTGCGATCGCGGCGCCGCTTCGCACTGCGTTCAAATTTGCCGAGCTAGCGCCCATGCTGCAGCGGCTTCAGCCTTCGCTCTATATCGGCGAATCCTCGCTCTACCCAAATGTTGCCGCGGTCGACACCGTGACCCTTCCTCGCGAGAAGCGCATCATCATCGATGACGCCGATGGAACGTACGGTGTGCAATCCTGGGAGACGCTGAAACAGTCCGCGCATGGGGATTTGCCTATTCCGGCCTCAAATGAGCCCGCGGTGCTGATCAACACCTCTGGCAGCACCGGCCAGCCCAAATTCGTCGTCCATACGCACGATACACTTGCGGCAATGACGTATCTCCTGTGCAAGCATTTCGGGCTTTCACCGGACGACGTCATCGTCTCGCCACTGCAATTGGCACATGGTACGGGCCTGTTCCTCTCGCTGAGCTTTGTCCAAACGGGTGTGCCCTTCATCATGCTACAGAGCGCCCACCCTGACATCGTCCTCGACAGTATCGAGCGTTATTGGGCGACCTGGCTGCTCGGTTTTCCTTACCAATACGCAGGACTGCTCGAGGCGCAGCAGACAAAGCCGCGCAACGTGTCATCGCTCCGCGTTTGTCTGACCGGAGCCGACGTTTGTCCGGTCCATCTGCAGAAGCGGGTCACTGAAGCCTTGAGAGCGCCCCTTTATAACGTTTGGGGGGCCACCGAAGTCGCAGGCCAGCTGACCTTCGGACTGCAACCCGGCCCTGTGGTTCGCATCACCGAGGACGCGCAAATTCGACTTGTGGACGAGAATGGTACCGATGTTGCAGATGGTGAGATCGGTGAACTCCTGATCCGCGGAAAGAACGTTTTCGTCGGTTACTGGAACGATCCGGCGGCGACCGCGCAGAGCCTGAAGAACGGGTGGTATCACACCGGTGACCTCATGAGACGCGGGAAGGACGATGAGCTCTGGTTCGTGTCGCGCAAAAAGGCCATCATCATTCGAGGTGGGACCAATATCTCGCCCGCCGAGGTGGAAGAAGCGTTGGTTGCCTGCCACCCGGCAGTGGAGGAGGCGGCCGCGGTCGGCAAGCCCGATCCGGTGCTCGGTCAGCGCGTGTTCGGCTTCGTCAAGCTAGCGGCTGGCGCGAAGGAAAGCGTTGTCGCCGAGGTTCTTCAAAACGTCGCTGCGCGCCTTGCACCCTATAAGGTTCCCGAAGGTCTACGGATGATCGATGCGTTGCCGCGCAACTCGCTGAGCAAGGTCGACCGCAGGGCGTTGGAGAGAATGATTGGCGAAGATGAGGGTACTGGCTCTCGGTCTGAAGCAACGCCTGCGCGTGCGGTCGGCGAACCGCTCGCACGTCGCCTAGCGCAAAAGAGATAGCTCCGCTGCGGAGACGGCAATGGCTGGGCCGCCTGCCATTGTCGTCTCGGCGTTCAAAATCTTCGGTGCAGCGTGGACGATGCTGGCAGGCTGTCTTTCGCGAACGACGCCTCCACCAGTCAAACCGTCCTCATCGAAGTGTCTGCACTGGTCATTTTCGACTGGGCGAGCCGCGAACGGCCCGAAAGCGCTCAAACATAACCGATGCCGCTTCGGTCTGGATGAGACGCGGCTGATTTGGACCTTCGAGCTTCCGCCGCAGTCGCGCGACCTGCAACATCGATGCTGCGATCGAAAATGTCCTGATGGACGCGCGTGGCCTGCAACAGATGTTCTCGCAAGAAAGGCCGCTGCGGTGCTTCGAGAAACGCCATCAGCAAGGCGTACTCGCCCTTGCTCAGCGAGACTGGTTTTTCATTGAGACCTACCAGTCTTCGGCTGCGATGCTCGAGCCGCGAG